CTATAAGCCACAGCGTAGTCCAAGGCTTGACCTTGCAGCTCGCGTGTGTTAACTCGCATTTGTTGCTCCTTTGCGGCACTCGTCCATCCAAGCAAATAGCGCGGCCTTTGCTTCGGACCTGCTCATGTCAAATGTATCTTCAAGATAGGGCACGGCCCCGAACATATTGGTTATGCCCGAGTCGCGCAAACCTTCAAGATATGCGTTGATGTCTTCAGTTGTGTGTTTCATGTTTGATTCCTAGTTCGATTAAGTGTTTTTCAAATTGCTCCAGTACTTGGCGTCTGGTGCCTTTGAATCCGGTTTCGGCTTTGATGATCTGGTAGCAGCTGCGGCCCCGCATCCTCATTCCCCTTACTTCAAGCTTTAGACCCGAGAGTAGAGTCAGCAGCCGGAAGTTGAGAATCTGATCAGCGTCAGTCATGATGGTCATTCAATAGTCCTCATCAATTCGTTCGTCAACGTCCGATTGGTCGTATCCGGTCAGGATGTGCGGTCGGTAACGATACAGTTTGTAGACTTCGCATTTTTCGCAGACACGGCACAGCGGGATGCCTTGTGCATCGCTAATCCACCATGAACCGTCTTCAGTGTTGTGCATTTTGCAAGGGTCTTTCATACATTTATCCATTTGAGTTTGAAAACAGTTGGGAAATACTCTTGAGAATATTCCTCTACCCAGACCCGTCCCGTACTGGAGGGTTTGTGCGGTGGTCTGCCACCTTTGATGTGAAAGTCTTCGACCTTCTCGTTCTGCTCTACGGGAACGCCAGTGTCAGCGTGGACCAATACCCAGTTGTCTACAGTAATCATGCTGATATCCTTCTAAGTGGAATGACCCGTCTTGCGAGCAGGTCGGCTTGCTTGGCACGCATACCATGTGCGCGAAACCCAATGATTGATGTCCGGTCCGCCCGTTGGCACAGGCCACAAGTGGCACACGTTATGTGGTTTGTCGTTTGTGCAGGGCACACAAGGATGTAGCGTCCCTCTGGAGTCATGGAATGCTTGGGTGTGTCCATGGGCACCACAACGGCCACAGGCAGTCCATGCTTTGCGAGTCGGTCTGCGTGCCCTGCATCGTCTGCCGATAGGTTAACGGTGAATCCCCAAGCAGTCGCGTGCTTTGCCCATTTGATGGCTTTCTTGGAATGCTTGTGTGTGTACGCAAACCCTCTACGTCCTTTGTTGGCTTTGACGATCTGGCCTAATGCGTAGGCGTCAACGTCTTCACCCAGACCGGCCAAGTCACCGGCCACACCGTAACGCCAAAGTTGATTCTCAGGCAGCAGCGTGATCTGGTGCGTCAGCTCATCCAGTTCGATGCCCTTGTCGTCCACCCGATTCCAATTCAGTCGGGTGTGGAATTGCTCAGCGTAGCAAGTCGTGCGGTAATGCACGCAGCTCGGAGGGCACGTTGACGATGCGTTATAGGTCTGGGGTATCGGACCCGTCTTACGGTTTGCGCTCGTGCGAATGAACAGGTATTTCATGTCGTCTCCTTATTTAAAGATCAACTACTTGGTCAAGTGAGTCGTTGATGCTGTCGCAGGCATCACCAATTGTGTTGGCAAGGTCTTCCATCAAACTGATAGCCTCTTCCATGGCTTGTCCCTTTTCGGAACCTTGCAAGCCCTCTGGCATATTGTCAAAAGCCTCTTGCTCTTCGTTCTGCACGTCCTCCATATCTTGCTGACAACTGTTCAGTTTTTCCAGTGCCGATAAGATGCGTTCTTGGACTTTGGCAATTGTTTTGCGGCGATCTGCGTTCATGTCGTCTCCTCAATGCGTCTTTAGTGCAGTGACATTCATACGAACCGATTCTTCTCCGGTGGTCGTATGCGCAGCAATTAGTTGGCGGCTAGGCTTAAGCTTGGTAGCGACTGCCTTCCAGTTGATCTTTACGGCCCCTTTGCAGCTCGCAAAAGAAACGCGATAGAAGTCTCCCTCGATTTCCTTCAGGCCTGCATCCTCCAGCTCGGTCCGCAGCGTGTCTAGCTCGGTCTGGGTTTGTGCCAAGACAGCACGCAGCAGCCCAATGCGGTCGGCCTTGCGTGCAGCAGCTGCAGCAGCGGTGGGCACATCGGTAACATCTCCAGATGTGTGGATTCGTGGCATTGCGCGTGCAAGGCTTTGCGCAAGTTCAATCATGTCGTTCGGTTTCATGTGTACTCCTAGTCGGGAAGATTCCCCCCAAGCCCTGCACGCAAGGCTTGAAGTCAATCTCAGCCTCTCCAAGCCAGCAGCAGACCGATCAGACCGATCACAAGCAGGCAGGCCACAGTGATCAGAAAGTCAACTACGGCAGCAGCTCGCTTTTCTACGCGGGTTTCAAACAGTCGGCGATTGATCTCGCGTGCGTATTGGGTGTGTTTGTTCATGGCTTAGTCCTTGTCAAAGTAAAACTCGTTCAGCGGGGCATCTACGTTGCCCTCCTTGTATACGGTGATAACCATGCCGTCTTCGTTTGTGTGTATGCGCACAGAGAATTGATTTACATCAATCCATGCAGCACCATCGGTCAGGGTGTAGTCGTTGTCGGTCAAGGGGATCATGGCTTGGTCCTTTGTTGTTGGCGCATTTCTTCAATTGTGAGGATGAGTCTGGCTCGGGCAATAAGGGCAAGTAGTTTGTTCATTCGTCCGCCTGATGAATGTCTTCGGCCATAGTCCAAGTCACAGTGGAGTTATTCAAGATCTTCTCAGCGAGCACATCATCGAAGTCGAATCGTTCACCATCAGGCAGCAGGATGATGACTGGCTCATTGGGCCAACAGGCATTGCTCTCACGTTCGTCATACAGGGCAGCAGCCAAGTAGGCACGCAGATCTTCAACGGTGTTATCGCTGTAAGAAGCAGGGACCATAGGCCAAGGACAAGTGTCGCAGTCTCCGCCCTCGTAACGCTTGAACAGGATAGACGGCAGCTCAGGCCGGTTATAGCTCTCAGGTCCATAGCGGTCCATGTCGTTTCCCCCGTGTGGGAAGTGGAGATAGCCGTTCTTTTCAATCAGTTGGAATGTCTTCATCTCAGTCCTTTAGGTTGGTTGCAATACATGGGTCTAGCCCATGTATTGCATTACAGCATAGATATTTAAGGTCTTGCAAGCTTTTTTTAAATTATTTTGCTTAGGCCGCGTTGGTCTGGGTCCGGTCTGGGTGTAACAAGTTACACAAGGCAGCTCGCGCATGGGGGGATTGCAAGGCAGCTCAAGATCATGTATCGTGGATACTCATTGTGTACCCAAGCAAACAGACCATGACCGAACAGACCCAGACCGCAAAGCCCGCAAAGTCTAAGCCTATGAAAAAGCTTACTCGCGCACAGATCACGCAAGGACTAGAACAGTTCCCCGTAGAAGTGTTACTCAGCAGCGGTAAGGGCAAACAAGCGCAGCTCACCACAAAGCAAAGAGAGTTTGCTCACGGCCTGGCAATGGGCAAGACCAAGGCTCAGGCATACAGGGATAGTAGGCAAGGCAAGCCAGCACCGTCCACAATCGTTTGCCAACCTTACAAGCTCGCAGCTGACGCAAGGATCCAACAAGAGGTCGAAGCCTACAAACTGGCAATAGAGGCAGAGAAACATCGAACCCCTGCTCAATTGAAGTCTTTACTCGTACAGCAGCTCGTTCAGCACACGTTGGATGAGGACTTCCCCCCTGCTCAGAGAGTCCAGTGCTTGAAGCTACTTGGCCAGTTGTTCGAGGTCGGGGCCTTCGTTGAGCATAAACAAGTGACGACCATCAACCGATCTGGTGACATCCGCGCGCGCATACTGGAGACACTCAAGGATGTGACTGATGTCTCTGCTCTGGACGATGGCCTAGACCTGCTCGAAGAGATCAGCCAAACGGCCAGTGTGAGCAGCGGCCCATCCGCCGACCCCACCACCGGGGCACCCCCACATTCTGACGTGGCCGCGCCTGAGGTTACTACGCATACTATTCCACTCACTAAATCCCAAGAAATATCCGATGGCCCCCTTGAGTTCCAAACGTAAAAGTGCCATATATATTTTTTGTATAAAAAAGCATTACAAGTGTAACTAGTTACATTGATAGAAAATTAGTATTCAAAAAGGAAATTTTATGATCAAATTGGATGGTTATGATGATGCGATTGTTGGGCCTGCGATGATTTGGGTGGATAAGGAGAGTGTTGATGTATTGGTATACGACGCTGAGACTATCAGGGAGATCTTGATGAGTAGGGATGGTATGGGGTCTGATGAGGCTCGGGAGTTTATTGAGTTCAATATTGAGGGTGCATATATGGGGCTGGGTACACCTATTTTGGTGTGGCCGGAGGATGTATGGAGCGAGTAAGGGATGTGGATGGTGGGATGGAGAGATTGATGACGCCAAAGCAGAAGATGATATTTTTGTGTGTGGACGAGTACTGGAAGAGGTTTGGGTATGGTCCGTCGATTGATGACATTATGAGGTTGACGGGGGACCGTGGGAGGGGGAATGTGAACAGAGTGTTGAAGAAGCTGTGTGTGTTGGGGGTGTGTAAGAGGGTGCCTAATACGGCGAGATCGGTGAGGCCGGTGTATATAAATTTCAGGAAAATTGAGTGATGCAAAATATTGATGCGATTGCAAAGGCTATAGCTCAATTGCCGGTGAATGTGCAGGAGCAGGTGTTTGATGATTTGTTTGAGTTGAAGAGGGCAAAGAAGAGGGAAGAGGCGCAGGCTTCGTTCGCTAAGTTTGTGAAAGCGATGTGGCCGGGGTTTATTGATGGACGCCACCATAAGGTAATGGCGAAGAAGTTTGAAGAGATTGCTGCGGGGAAGTTAAAGAGGTTGATTATCAATATGCCGCCTCGGCACACGAAGTCGGAGTTTGCTTCTTTTCTTTTGCCGAGTTGGTTTTTGGGGAAGTACCCGAACAAGAAGATTATCCAGTCATCCAATACATCTGAGCTGGCCGTGGGGTTTGGCCGCAAGGTGAGGAACTTGGTGGACAGTGAAGCTTATTCCGATATCTTCCCGAATGTTTCTTTGAGGGCTGACTCCAAGGCTGCGGGGCGGTGGGCGACGAATGCTAACGGGGAGTATTTTGCGATTGGTGTTGGAGGTACGGTAACGGGTAAGGGCGCTGATCTTTTAATTATTGACGACCCACACTCTGAGCAAGAAGCCAAGTTAGCGCAGTCTAACTCTGAAGTGTTTGATCAAGTCTATGAGTGGTACACCTCTGGGCCTCGGCAGCGACTTCAGCCGGGAGGGGCGATTGTTGTTGTTATGACGAGGTGGTCAAAGAAAGATTTGACGGGCCGGATCTTACAGTCGATGGTGGATAAGGATGGTGAGACTTGGGATGTGATTGAGTTCCCTGCAATTTTGCCGAGTGGAAATCCTTTGTGGCCGGAGTTCTGGAGCTTGGAAGAATTGATGGCTCTGAAGCTGGAGCTGCCTGCGGCAAAATGGAATGCTCAGTACCAACAGACACCTACTGCTGAAGAGGGTGCAATTGTTAAGAGAGAGTGGTGGAAGCTGTGGAAAGAGGACCGGCCTCCTCGGTGTGAGTTTGTTATTCAGTCTTGGGATACGGCGTTTACCAAAAGTGAAAGGTCGGACTATTCGGCTTGTACGACATGGGGGGTGTTTTACATGAATGAGAACGAAAATGACCCGCACGTTATTTTGCTGGATGCTTTTAAGAAGAGGATGGAGTTTCCAGAGCTGAAGGAAAAGGCGTTTAACCACTATAAAGATTGGGAGCCGGACGCATTTATTGTTGAAGCCAAGGCGTCTGGTGCGCCGTTAATCTTTGAGTTAAGGCAGATGGGGATTCCTGTGAGTGAATTTACACCCAGCAGAGGGAATGATAAGATGGTCAGGATAAATTCTGTTTCCGATTTGTTTGCGAGCGGTAAGGTTTGGGCACCTGAAACACGGTGGGCAGATGAGTTAATGGAAGAGATGGCTGCGTTTCCAAATTCGGACCATGATGACTTGGTGGACTCGACCACTCAGGCTTTAATTCGGTTCCGCAAGGGCGGCTTCCTTAGACTAGAATCTGACGAACGCGATGAAGTGCAATCTTTTCGCCGTAAAAATGTTTACTATTAAGGCACACTATGAGCATTGAACAATCAATTAGTCAAGCGCCCTTGGGTTTGGACAGTCTCTTACAAGATGAAGGCCCGGGGATCGAGATCCAAATTGAAAATCCAGAGGGCGTGCAAATTGGCTTCGACGGCATGGAGATTGATTTAATGCCAGAAGCCGATGAGATGGATTTTGACGGCAACTTGGCTGAAGAGATGTCTGGTGGGGAATTACAAAAAGTAGCCAGCGACATTGTTGAGATGGTGGATGCTGACATTAACAGTCGCAAAGACTGGGTTGAGATGTATGTAAAGGGCTTGGAAGTCCTTGGCATGAAGTACGAAGAGCGCACTGAGCCGTGGAATGGCGCTTGCGGTGTGTACTCAACAATCTTGACCGAATCTGCTATCCGATTCCAGAGTGAAACGATTTTAGAGACCTTCCCTGCGGCTGGCCCAGTCAAGACTGAGATCATTGGCGCTATTGATAAGCTGAAAGAAGACGCAGCCGAGCGAGTTCGTGATGACATGAACTACCAATTGACTGAAGCAATGCCTGAATACCGGCCAGAGCATGAAAGATTGCTGTATTCATTGGGTTTAGCCGGCGCGGCGTTTAAGAAAATCTACTTTGACCCCGGTTACGACCGTCAAATGGCTACGTTTATACCGGCTGAAGACGTAATCATCCCTTACGGAGCTTCAAGTTTGTTCAATGCAGAGCGTGTTACCCACGTTATGCGTAAAACAAAGAACGAAATTAAAAAATTACAAGTTTCTGGCTTCTATTTGGACGTAGAACTGGGTGAGCCGGTCACTATTCACACTGATGTAGAGAAAAAGAAGGCCGAAGACCAAGGTTACAGCCTGACTGACGATGACCGCTACCAGATTTTGGAAGTCCACATCGACTATGACCTACCCGGCTACGAAGATGAAGACGGAATTGCTCTTCCATACGTGATTACGATTGATCGCGGCACAAATGAAGTGCTGGCTATCCGTAGAAACTGGGAAGAAGACGATGAGCGCAAGGTTAAGCGCGAACATTTCGTTCAATACACGTACATACCGGGCTTTGGTGCCTATGGATTGGGTTTGATTCACCTGATTGGTGGTTATGCACGGGCTGGAACCAGCATTATTCGCCAATTGGTGGATGCTGGAACGCTGTCTAACCTGCCGGGCGGCTTAAAAGCGCGTGGTTTGCGCATTAAAGGCGACGATACACCTATTGCTCCGGGTGAATGGCGCGATGTAGACGTTCCCGGTGGTTCGGTGCGTGACAACATCATGCCGTTGCCGTACAAAGAGCCAAGCCAAGTTCTGATGAGTCTGCTCAACCAAATTACCGAAGAAGGCCGTCGTTTGGGATCTATTGCTGATATGAACATCAGTGATATGAGTGCTAATGCTCCAGTAGGTACGACTTTGGCGTTGCTTGAGCGCCAGCTTAAGAACATGTCGGCTGTGCAGGCCCGAGTTCACTTCTCAATGAAGCAAGAATTCAAACTGCTACGCGACATTATCCGAGACCACACCCCGGGCGAGTACGCCTACAACCCGATTGAAGGTTCCCGCAAAGCCAAGCGCAAAGATTACGACATGGTGGATGTTATCCCTGTGTCTGATCCCAATAGCTCGACAATGGCCCAGCGGATCATGCAGTATCAGGCGGTTATTCAGTTAGCCCAAGGTGCTCCGCAGATTTACAACCTCCCACAGTTGCACCGCCAGATGATTGAGGTGCTGGGTATCAAGAACGCCGATAAGTTAGTTCCGATTGACGACGATCAATTGCCAAAAGACCCAATCAGCGAAAACATGGGGTTTTTGACTGGCAAGCCGCAGAAAGCTTTTATCTACCAAGACCATGACGCACACATTGGTGCCCATACTTCGATGATGCAAGACCCCAAGGTGATGGGTCAGATCGGCCAAAACCCAATGGCCCAGCAAATCCAAGCGGCCATCATGGCTCACATTGCAGAGCACGTTGCATTCCAGTATCGCAACGGTGTGCAAGAACAACTGGGTGCCACACTGCCTGAACCTAATGCTGAGTTGTCTAAAGAAGTGGAAGTTCAGTTGTCCAAGTTGGTAGCTAAAGCTTCTGCTCAATTAACTCAATTGAATAAAGGACAGGCCGCGCAGCAACAGGCTCAACAGCAGATGCAAGACCCTCTTGTACAAATGCAACAGGCTGAATTGCAAATTAAACAGCAAGAAGTTCAGATCAAAGCGCAAAAAGTGCAGGGCGAATTGCAACTGCAAGCGCAAGAGCTGCAAATGAAGCAGCAAGAGATGATGATGAAGAATGGTGAATCTCCTGAAATGATTGCGGCTCGTCATGATCAGGAAATGCAGCAACAACTTCAACGTCATCAAATGGAGTTGATGCAATCACAACAAGTGCATCAACAAAAGTTAAGCCAAGCAGATCAGGCCGCACAGGCTAAAGCCCAGCAGATGGCTCAAAGGGGTTAATGATGGAAACAAAAATCTTTGAAATCCTTAACAACAAGTTTGAAGAGGAAGTCAGAAGCGTAATACAAGTTTTGAGTGATGGTGGAGCTAAATCCTACGATCACTACAAAGAGTTGAGCGGAATTATCCGAGGTCTCCGAACCGCTCAACGTGAACTCGGTGACCTCGTGCGTAAATTAAAGGACTCTGACGATGACTGAATTTGATGTAAGTGCGATTGACCTTTCAGGTGTGCTTAATACCACCACTGAAGAAAAGGCAAAGCAAGTACCTGATCCGGCAACCTATCACCTTCTGTGCATGCTTCCTGATGCAGAAGAGGAATACGAAGGTGGCTTATTGAAAGCAAAAGAAACCATGCATTACGAGGAGCTTCTCTCCCCCGTATTGTTTGTAGCCAAGATTGGCCCTGATGCTTTTCAAGACAAGACACGCTTCCCATCTGGCCCATCTTGTAAAGTTGGAGATTTTATTTTGGTTCGGCCTAACACCGGCACCCGCATGAAAATCCACGGTACTGAATGGCGCTTGATTAACGATGACTCAGTGCAAGCTGTTGTGCAAGACCCTCGCGGCATCCAACGCCCATAAGGAATCATCATGGCCGAAATTGAAAAAACAGAATTTGAGTTTCCCGACATGGCTGAGGAAAAGAACTCTCGCGCAGGCGGCAGGGTTGTAACCCCGGACAATGACGATAAACCAGAAATTGAGGTAGTGGATGACACTCCCTTAGCAGATCGTAACCGTAGTCCGATGGTGGAACCACCAAAGGAATTTAACGATGACGAACTAACCAAATATGACGAGAGCGTTCAAAAGCGCATCAAGCATTTCACCAAGGGTTATCACGAAGAGCGCCGCGCAAAAGAATCGGCTCAACGTGAAAAAGAAGAAGCAATTCGAATAGCTCAAGCCGTAATGGCCGAGAACAATCAGCTCAAAGGTTCTGTTAATCAAAACCAAACTGCGCTGCTTGAACAGGCCAAACGGGTTGTTGGTAATGAAGTAGATGATGCCAAGCGCATGTACAAGGAAGCCTATGAATCTGGCGATTCAGATAAACTCTTGGAAGCGCAAGAAGCTCTTACAAATGCAAAGATCAGGGCGGATAAAGTTAACAACTTTCGTCCAACGCCTTTACAAGTACGGGAAACTCCTGTACAAATCGAGTCACGGCCAACCAGAGCCGCTCCTGTTGATGAAAAACTACTTGCATGGCAAGATAACAATCAGTGGTTTGGAAGCAACAAGCGCATGACTGCCTATGCTTTAGGCCTTCATGAAGATTTGGTTGGCGAAGGAATTCCTGCTGGCAGCGAAGAATACTATCGACGTATCGACTCTGACATCAGGTCAAGATTCTCGGATCAGTTTGGAACCGATGAGTCCGTTGATGCTAAACCTCAACGCACTAAATCCAACAATGTTGCACCTGCGACGAGAAGCACAGCGCCTAAAAAGATCGTGCTTAATCAATCGCAAGTGAATATCGCTAAGCGGCTTGGTGTTCCTTTGGAACTCTATGCTCGTAAAGTTGCTGAAGAAATGAGGAAATGAAAATGGAAAAAGCTGTACGTCCAAGTCGTGATCTTGAAACCCGCGAAACCGTGGAACGTCCAAAACAATGGATGCCTCCACAACTCCTACCCGATCCAAACCCGGAACCCGGTTATGCATTTCGTTGGATTAGGATCAGCACTTTAAACAAGGCTGACGCCACTAATCTTTCCGCCAAGTTACGTGAAGGCTGGGAACCCGTTAAGGCTTCTGACCATCCCGAGATTCGCCTTTTTGGAACGACCAACGGTCAATTCCAAGACAGTGTGGAAGTCGGCGGTTTGTTGCTTTGCAAAACCCCGGTGGAGTTTACTGAGCAGCGTGATGCGTATTACCGCCAACAGGCAGAGGCGCAAATGCAATCAGTGGATAACACCTTCATGCGCGAGAATGATCCCCGGATGCCTATGTTCAAAGAACGTAGCTCTAAGGTCACTTTCGGTAAAGGTATTTAATTTTTTTGGAGTCTTCAGATGGCATATCCTACCATTGACAAGACGTACGGCTTTAAACCACTCAATCGACTTGATGGTTTGCCTTACGCCGGAGCGATCCGTCAAATCCCCATTGCAC